TACTTTGATAAAGTGAAGAATTAGTATTTACTGTGCCCCCTACTGTTGAAGTAGTTGAAGCAGTGCCGCCATTGCCACTTACTTTAGGAATAGTAATATTACTTAATCCGCCTACACCTTCTTTGCCAATAGTACTTAATTGTCTTTTTAGGATATTAAATCCTTCTTGGCGTAATCCTTCTTTACTTAATGACTTTGCATTTTTAAATGTATTAAACGCATTTAATGCTGTTCCTAAATTAAACTGTCCGCCAGCAAGATCACCAAGTACACTACTAATTCCGCCAAGTACACCGCCTTGTCCTAATAGACTACTAGTTCCGCCTCCGCCAAGTGATAATGGACTTGGTGTTTTATCATAGTGTGTATTAGCAAATCCTGCAGGACTATTTTCGCCAGTTGCACCTCTACTATAAAACACTGCTTCGTATGCTATACTAATTTGATTCTGTGATGGTGTACTGTTATCATAACTATCTACTTGATCGTGCGTTAATCCTGTTACTAACGGATTAACTAAAGTAAATCCTAAATAACTATGTCTTGACATTTGATAGATAGTAATTTTGTTAAAAAATGGAGTTTTGTGATCGTTGTCTAAACCATATCTAAAATTCTGTGTTTGTGGGCCTTGATATGTATTACGTGGAGCATACGGTGCTGCCGCGCCTAATGAGTTATAGTTGCCATCTCTAAAATAATATCTATAATATGCTTCCATTAATGTAGTTGTTAACCCCATATTATCATCATGGAATGTAATGTTTATTGGATCATATTCAATGCTTGTTTGCATATTCTTTTTACGATTATACATATTTTTAGTTGAAGTTTGTACACTAAACTTTGGTAAGTCTGCTTGCTTAACAAGCATATTGATTTCTTGTTTGTGTCTTTGGTCTAACTGTGGTACCATCTTTTGAGCATTTTCACTTAGTTCAAATACAACATGGTAAAGAAATTTTGTCTTTGGTGCAAGTCGCATACCATCGTCGACAAATAATCGAGAAGCATGTTGATAGTCACCAAGATTGCCCTTAGGGTTAGAAGCACCCTGTAGAACATTATTTAAGAATCCGTTAAGTATGTTTGCCATACAAATATTTATCCTATAAAGTAAAGTGCGTATAAAATAAAAAAGGGCAACCGTATTTGGGCTACCCTTTTCTAAATACTATGGCAATGTTACGAGATTAACCTAATCCGCCGCCGCCTGTTACTAGACTGTTAACTGTTCTACCAACTGCTGTACCAATTCCTTCACCAACTGGTGATTGGATAGCGTTGTCGTAACGCAATGATAATGAAATAGTAACTGGTTCATTTGAACTGTATGCTAATGTGTTATAGTTTGCGTTTTGGATAAAGCAACCATATAATTCAAAAGTTTCTAATACGTTTGGAGTGTTTGCTCCGTTACCACCATCTAAGATTTCAATTCTTGTTACAAATTTGTAATCAATACCTGATGCCGCACTTGACTGTTCAAAAAAGTCAAATTGTTTCTGAAGTTGTTCGCCAACTAGTTTTTGTACATTGTTGTTAACATCTTCACGTAAATTTAATGTAATTGGTTCCCAAGTAGGACGTCCTGCTAAGTATGCTCTACTGTTATAAATCGGAATTTCTAATTCCTCAAAATTCACTGTTGGGCGTGTTACATCAATAATTTGTTTTGTAAGTTCTGTTGTTGGTGTTGATACACCGAAGTTCTCAAGTGTCACTCTAAAGCGATACTGTAGTTTCGGCATCAACAAACCTTGTGTTGATGAACTACTATCGCTTGCTAGTGGAACTGTAATTTTTGAGAGTGTTGAAATTGCCATATCGTTTTGCTCCTGTTACAAGTATTTATCAATTATGAGCCCCGTATTTCAGGGGCTCATTTATTGAATTATAATCCTGCAATTTCCCCTGTATTCTTAAGGCGTAATGGAATGTAAATAAATTCTACTGCCTTAACTGGTTCAATTGCAATGTCTAAGTATAGTTCGTTTCTATCAATTCTACTAGGAGTATTGTTAGATTCATCACATACTACAATGTAGTCATATAGTGCTCTACTACCAACTAACTCAAGCATTAAACTTTCTGCCGCATTTTTGATCTCATCACGTGTGATTTTATCATTTGGCTCAAAGATATAAGGCTTAGCAAGTTTATTAAGTTGGCTACGCATGTATATAACAAGTCTTGCTACGTTTACTCTATCTAATGCACTTGCATTTTTTGCTCTAGTTTTCTGACCAAAACAAACAAGTCCTGCACCTGTAATAAACGTAATTGGATTTACACTAATACCAAACAACGTATCACGTTGTCCTTCGTTTAGTGCAATTGAAACAAATTCGCCTTCGTTATCAATATATCCTGTTGCTGTTGCGTTAGTAATACCTCCGCGTCTTGTACCTGCTGGAGCAAACCATGGAAACGAAACTTGATCGCTTAGTGCAATAGTTCGTAGCATCATGTGACTTGGCGGAACAACAACGTTGTTGCCTGCATTATCACTTGTGAATCCCCATGGATAATAAACACCTAAGTATTCATCTCTACTTGTTAATCCATTAGCATTGTCTTCAACTGCTAGATTAACATTTGTTCCCCATTCATTAATTGAAGTTGCACTAGAATCTAGTGTTGCTGGTGAGTCGCCTACAATAAATGCTGTTAAGCCTCTATCGTTATTTAGACTAATCATTTCGCCAATTAATTCTGGATATCCTGGAGTTGCCATTAAGTTAAACACTCTTGATTCATCATCACGAATGTCTTGGTTGCTGTTAAGCATTGCCTGTAATGATTGTACAACAACTGCTCGCTGTGCTGATTGACCAAATTTACCTGATCCATCTACATTATTTGCTGACTCAGTTACCCATCTGTGTGGATAGTAAGAAAGCATTGCCGCGTCAGCCATACGTTTGTTGTCTGCGTTAACATCAATGTAATTACGTACAAATTTCTTAACATTAAATCCACTTCTACGTGTGTTAAACAGTATCATACCTTTTGGATATAGTGCTGGATCTGGAGCATCTGCATCTAAGAAGTTACTTGTTAGTAATTCTGGGATCGTTGCTTCTAAACTATTAGCGCCTGCTGTTGACCAACGTGCATCACCAAATAGTACACCGTCACTTGTTGTTTGATCACTTGAGTCTAATAAACTCCAAATTTGCTTGGCATGTGACCAGCGATAAATCTCTGGATACTTGTCAATATTTGTAGTATTAATCCAAATGTCACCATCTTTTAATGCTGTACCATCTGATTGTCCTGTAGCCGCTACTGGTTGTGTAGCACTTACAATTGGTCCTGCTGGGTCAGTTTTATCACCTGCACTTGCCGCAAAGTAAGGACTAGTTGCATCTTGATAACCTACCCAAGTAGTACCATTATGAATCATAATGTCTGCTTCGTCAACAATACTATTATACCAAAGTGTACCATCTACTGCTAATGCAGTTGGAGCATTTGAACCGTTAGTTGCTGTCAATACTTTCCAGTTTGAAGCAACAAAGTCACTAGCCGTATCACCTGCTGGTGCCGCATATAAGTGTGTAGTATCTGCTGTACTAAACCCAATTTCTGCTAAATGTCCACTTGTATCAGCAATTCTAAAGTCGCCACCTTTTGAGTGTGAAATTACAACTCTATTTGAACTGTCAACACTTGCACTTACGTTAGTCATTGCCGCATTGTTAATTGCTCCTGCAATTACGTCTGCGTCTGTTGACGCACCAGTTGCTGTTCCAGTTACGGTAATTGCATTACCTAATGTCGCACTTCCGACAATTGATTCTGCAAGTGTAAATGTAATACTACCACTTGATGCTTGTGTTGTAACTGCACTTGATGTAATTGCTGTTGCACCAGTACCGTTACGCTTGTACACTTTAAAGTTTGCTACTAAGTCAGTTGCTTCACCGTCATTTGATTTAACATATAATGCTGACGTTGCTAAGTTTGCTCCGCCACCTGTTTTATCAAGTGTTGCAAGTGCCGCTTGGTTAGTTGCAAAGACTGACACATCTTTAGTGTCCCATAATGCTGTTGCACTATTCCATGCTTTAACTGCCCACTTAGCACCTTTGTTTGGTGAAGTAGTTTTTGCCCAAATACTTCCTGTTGGACGTGGAGTTGTATCGCCTGCGCCAAACTCGGGAACACTTGTATGAGGGGCAATATTAATCGCTGGTGCCGCATATGTTCCTGCTACAAGACCCATGTCGCCCATTGCGCCAGTGCCTTCTGCTAAAACTATGTTAACACCTGTTGAGTGTAATCTTAGTATATCGTTAGCCGCTTCAACAGTTGCAGTAACACCTGAAATACTCAAGCCGTTAATTACAGCCGCTAGTGCTGTTGCGTCTGTTGCGTTTGCTGTAACTGTAGTACTGTTAATAGTAAAGTTCAAGCCTGAAGTTGTTGTTGCTCCTGCTGTACCTGATACTGCTGACCAACTTGCTTTCCATGCACTTGATCCTACTTCGACCCATGTACCACTTTCGTTTTTGTAGTATGTTTTGTGTAGTGTACTTGCCGCTGTTACTGCATAGTCGCCTACTGCTCCTACTGATGTTTTTGGTGCACCTGTAGCAATACCGCCAACTAATTTTGTTACATCGGTAACTACTGTTGGTTTCTTATAACCAAATGACTGGCCGCCAGTTGTAGTTACTGCCGCTGAATTCCATTCAAAAATACCGTAAATAGTACTTGCTGTATCTACCCAGTATGTTCCGTTTGCCGGATTGCTTGTTGGAGCCGATGCAGTTGCTTTTAAGCCTGCAAGATCAATATCTGCTCTTACAACATATGCTCTGTTGCTTACGCCTAATAATGAGTAAGCCGCGTGTAGTCCATATTCATTAAGTTCACCTGCATGTATCGGATTATTGTTAGTATCCGTATAAAATTTTGGTTCGCCGAATGTTTCTACTAAATCTCTTTGTGAGGTAACCAAAAAAGGTTTACCTGCATTTGCCGCTGTTGTCCCTGGTGCTGTACCAGTTCCACCGCCGTTTTGTTTATCTTGAGCGGTAGCAACAAATATCATTGGTACGGTGCCTGGTTCGCTGGGCGTGTAAAAACTTTCGTCTATTACTTTAACCTCAACACCTGGTGATGATAATGCCATTGTGTTTCTCCTTAATAAAAGTGTTCGTAGTATTTATGTGAAATGAGAATAACATGGCTCAAATGCCACCGGAAAAAGGGATCAAAAAGGTGAGGTAAATACAATATGAGACCTTTATGCGATTGTAAACTAAGACCTGCGGCTATAAATTATAAAAAAGCCGGTAAAACATACTATCGAAAGAAATGCGAAGCGTGTCTACGCAACGGTTCTAAGCATGGTGTTCCTAAATGGCAACAACGTGGGTATGTTAAAAAAGACTATTGTGAAAAGTGTAATTACAAAAGTAATCACACAGAGCAATTTGATGTGTATCACATAGATGGTAATTTAGATAATTGTTCTATAACTAACATAAAAACTATATGTGCTAACTGTCAACGTATTATGCAGAAACAAGGTGTTCGTTGGAAACAAGGTAATCTTTTACCTGACTTTTAAGTTCTTCTATTCCTAAGTCATTGTGTATAACTTTATTAAAATCAACATTCCCCCAACGCCATTCGCTTTCGTGTACATCTTTAGGTTCAACACCAATGTCTTGATACATACGTAGCCATACAGGATCTTGCCCGCGCCTTACACGCCAAACTTCGCCGTGAATACTTTTAATCATAGATGCTTCGTTAGGAAATCTTACATCTGGAATAACATAGTTTTTTGAAGGGTTTTTCATTATTTGTTGCTTGACCATACTTACCCATATGCTATCATCAAATCCATGACGCATACAGTCAGTACCAAATTCTTGTAATACAAGCCTCGGTGTAATAGTACGTCCTGTTTCTTTTGTCCAAAAATTATCTTGCATTTCTCGCCAGTCTCTACTTTCAACCGTATCGCCTTCTAACATAGCACGATCCCAACCAAAGACTGTAGCAACACCGTCTTTGAGTTTATCTGCAAAACTAATCTTTGTAAAGTTATGATGCTCTACAAGAATGTCTCCAACAGTTCCCTTACCACAACTAATTAATCCACATATTCCGATTATCATATTTTAAGTTCCGAAGTGCCGCCGCCTACAGTGCCGCGAGCAAAAAAGTTAAACGCCAAACTGTAGCGAGGCATGTTTGAATCATTTTCAAGAACTCGATGTTCTAAATGACTTGGAAACAGAATAATGTCACCAGGTTCTGGAGTTATAAAAAACTCAGATGTAGTATACATTGAGGTGTCACTATAACTTACTCTAACAGTATCAGTAAATAAGTTTGTATATAAATGTGATTTATTAAAAACAATGTCTCCTGACGTATCGTTAGTTTGTATATAGTATACTCCACTAATCATTGCATTACTATGCCAATGTGCTACACTATGTTGGCCCTGCGTGTGTCGATTTAACCAAGAATTTTCTAAGACGAATTCAATGTCATCAGTTACCTTTAATTCATCTTTTACAAACACATTACATGCTTCTTGTATTTGTGTTTTTAATTTTGCTAGTCTAGGTTGATTTAAAATATACTTGTCAGCAGTATGGTCGTGTGCATACGCTTCGGGCGGCATTTCCATACTTTCTAACCATTTAATTTTAGCACTATCTAATACATCTATTTTTGCTAAAAATAATGGTATTGGAAATAAGGGGGTTGTTTGATATTTCATAAATTTACCTTAACTGAATTTTGTCCTATAGTTCCTTTTGGAAAGTAATTAAAAGCCAAACTGTATCTATCTTGTTTATCTAAACTACGAGCAACCTCATGTTCTAAATGGCTTGGGAATATTATTACATCACCTGTATTAGGTTTTACAGTCCATGAACCTGTTGAATATTGATTATAATTTCCTTTTGTATTAGGACGTACATGCTCAGGAAAACTATTTAAATGTTGTCTATTCTTTTTAAATGTAATTGAATTACTTGTTGGACCAACTTCGGGATAATATACTCCGCTGATTACAGCATTAGCGTGATTGTGTAACTCTATATCGCTACCTACATCCATTTTATTAAGCCAACTAGTAGTTAATCTAAACTCAACATCGTCAACTACATCTAAAGTAGTGTATGCAAAATGATCTACTGCACGTTTAATTAGTTGTTGCAGTCCTAGTAATTTTGAATGATTAAGAATATTAAATCCCCGTTCAGTCTCAGGTAATTCTTCTTCATTACCATACTGTGCAACCGTACTAGGTGGACACTCTAAGCGTTTTAGCCATGCTAACGTTATTGGATCTAATGATCCAATATTTGCTTGTAGTAAGGGTGTTGAAAATAAAGGTGTAATCTCATAATGCATAGTATAATAATACTATCAAATATAAGATTTGTCAACCAATTAAAAAGCCGTATCCTGCTCCGCCAGCAACTTGCTGAGAAACTTCCAGTTCTAGTTTTTCTAGTTCGGCTGTTGCTTCGGCTTTTAGTGCATCACCGTTAAGTGCTGAGCCACCTTGTGGACCTGCAATTTGGGCAAATTTACCACGTGCTTCGCCTAACATAAATTTACATGTTGCAAGAGTATATTCTTTAATCCAGTGACTTGCAAGATAGTCAAGTAATAGTTGTTCATCTGATCTATAATTGT